TGTGTGAATGGTTGAAATTGTTTTTCTTTTGCTGCAATTTGTGCTGCATCTAATCCAGCTTGTGCAAAAGCTTGGTTCTGTTGACCTAGTTGAGTTTGATAACCACCTAGACCTTGTTGATTAGCTAAATCTTGAGACGCTGCTTGTTGTGCTTGTTGAAACCCTTGGTTTAATAATTGCGCTTGTAGTTGTGCTCTACTTGCTGATGCATTTCTTGCAGATTCCGCTGCCATAACTCCTTCACGACCTCCACCATATGCACCAGATGCAATAGCTTGATCTCTCATACCTATGTCTTGGATAGTCTGGTTTCTGTCAAATTCTGATAATGTTGTATCAATAACTTCTTGTTGATACGGAGACATAAATGCTTTGTATGCATCAGGTCCTGTTAATGATCCTAACCCTGCCGCTGCTTGGGATGCTTGTTTTTGTAAAGCATCTTGTGCTGCAACTTTTGGATCGTATTTAGATGTATCAATACCAGAAAAACCTGTAGGTACTGCACCTTTACCTAATTTATCAATTGATTTTAAAAAGGCGGTAAGCGATCCTTCTATAATCGGTGCTGGTTTTGTTATAGTAGTAGTTGTTGACATTATACTTTCGCCTCTAATCTGTTCATTGTTTCATACATTCGTTTTGCTCCTTCATTAACGCTTCCACCACCTGCTGCTCTTACAGCATCTGCAGTCATTACAAATTCATTCTTTGATAATCTTGCAGGAACGTCGTCTGCTTTTTCTTTTTTACCAATCGGTACAAATCCTCCACCTCTTAAATCCATTTCTTTACCACCAAGATTCATTAATCCACCTTCGGCTTTACCTTCACCAAATATATCTTCTTTCATTCCTTCGTATACTTCCTTTGATATTTCACCTCTTTTATACAATTGAGGAATATATAATTTGTAAAATTCCATTTTTCTATCATCAGACATTACACCATCTGTATCATTAAATATTGCATTTAAAATACCCATTTCTTCAGATTGACCTGGCTGTACTGTTACTTTTAATTTATCTACTAAAAATTCTTTTGGTGTTTCTTCAACAGATTCTACTGCATCTGTTATACCACCAAATTCAAAACCTACTCTACCACCAGTTTTATATCCTGCTGCTGAAATTGCATCTAAAATTTCTTGTTCTGTGAATCCATAAGATTCCATAGATTGTCTAATTGCAAATGCTCTTGAAGCATCTGATGCATATTCATTTTCAGATTCTTCTTCCATCATTCGATCATATTCATCTTGATCTCTTTTAGCTTGTGCAAACATTAAATCACCAGTTGCTGTCATTCCTGGTAGTATAGCTGCTTTAGCACCTTCTTTTGTAAATAAACCTTTTGCTATTCCTTCACTCATAATATTAGAGCCTTTAGCTAAAGTATCACCAAGGAATCTTTGACCAGATGCCGTTACACCACTACCTTCTGCTCCTGCAGAAAAATTTTTAAAAAATTGTGAAGCGCTTGGTGTTCCCACAGAAGCAGGAGTGTTTGCTGCTACTTCAAATCCAAAATCAGCTCCAGTAAAATCAGCTCCAGGAACTCCTTGTCCTACAGTTGCAGATTTACCTGGTGCAGACATTGCACCTGACAACGCTCCGAGTCCCGCTGATAATAAATTAATATCACCTTCATTACCTTCTTGTGATAGCTGTCCAAAAATATTTAAACCACCACCCATTGCAGCTCTTTGTAATACACTACTACCCATAATACCTGGTGCTAAAAAAGGTGCAAACGCAGCAAGGTATGGTAATGCTGGTTTGATTTCATTAGGTACTATTTTATCTAATACCTTCGATACTGGTTTGAATATTTTTCTTAAAAATCCCATATTTTCTCTTTATGTTATATAATGACAGCAAGTTTGCCAAACTTGTAAAAGGCGAATGTATCACAATTTACAAGGTTTTTAAACATCCGTCAATCGCTGATATTTAAACCAGCACCTATATTTATCTCTTCCACAGTTACATTTACATCTCTTCGTATATGTTCCGCTTTTGTAAGTGTACTTGCATTTTGTACATCTGCTAAAGCCTCTGCATCTGACATGTATTCTTTGCCTGTTTCTGTGTTTGTTAGTGTTACTTCACATTTAGGTGTAATTACCGGTACCCTTTGACCATTAATTATTTCATACCTAACGGAAGCTTCTGTCTCTATAAATGGCATTATCTATCCTCTCTGTTTATTTCTAATATTGATGCTGTAGCAAATAACCTATTTGCGTCAGCGGCTGTTACTTGTAATACTTCACTCTCCATCATAATTAATGGTTCTGTTAATAATTGTACACTAGCATTAGCTCCAATTGCTGCAGTATTAAATAAAGTAAATTTTGAAGCAGATGCTGGATCCCCATTAAATAAATCTACAGTAATTGTAGAAGCACTTCCATTATCACTACTTACTAATAATGATTTAATAATAGCTCTAGAATTAGAAGGCACACTATATAAAGTTGTAACTGTATTAGTTGTTAAATCTTTTTTTTCGTTTTTATATATATTTGCCATTAACCTAGTCCCAACCAAGTATATCGTTCTTGGTCCTCTTTTAATTGTGTTAAATAAGTAGAGTTTAACTGTTCAATAATTGTAGTTAATGCTCTGTTAATTTGTCTTTGATTGTCTTCACTATATTCTTTTTTAGGTTCAGGTAATCTTACTACAACTTTAGTCATTAACCTCTCCTTCCATCAGGTTGTATATCTACTTGAAATGTACCAAATCTCCAAGACTCACCTACACCGGTGTTTTCTATTTTTATATTTGCATATCTACCTCTTGCTCTAGTGTCAACTTTTAAAGTAGATGAATCAATTGTAAAAGGACTTAATGAAGTTTCAATATCATCCTGTGAAGGATAATCTTTAATAGACAAAGTAATTTGATTGTTACCAATCAATACTTTAAAATTTGGTAAGAATCTTCTCATTGCTAAAAATACTTCTGCTTGATCAGGCTGTAAAGAAAAACTAAATGATTGTATGAAAGATGTTAAGGTAGTCACACTACCATTTGGATTAACTTGATCGGTCCCCGTTTCGTGTTCGAATAATACTGTTTGGCCTAAACCATCTTGACCTATAACTTCAGGAAAACTTCCATCATTAGAACTATTATATGCAGTGGCATAAGGTCTTGGATATACTAATGAATCAACCCAAGTAGTTCTAATTGAATTAGTATTAACACCAGTGTACCAATTACCCATAGGTAATCTTGCATTGTTTTGTCCATAATTATAAACTACATATCTATTATTAAAATCAGATCCACTTGTTGGGTACCACCAAGTTACTTCTGTAAATAGATTATTGATACCAGCACAAACTTGTTGTCCTTTTGTTGTATCAATATCATCATAAATATAATCTTCCACACTACAAGGAAGTGTATTAACTGTACCATCAAAAGAAAAGAAACCATTATTACCCATCCAGTAAGCAACACCATCAATTTCAATTGCTGCATTCTTACCAATTAATCCACAGTTAGTACCAACCTGTTCAAAACCAAATGTAAAAGGTGCACCTACAAATTTCATTGTATAAAGTGCGTTATCGGTCCAGATTAAAATATTTTCTTTTGCAACTAGCGCTCCCATAATTTTTGTACCATCTTGTATTCTTTGAGTACCGGCTGTATTAGTTGCTTGAGGTGTGTAACCATTAATATTTTCATCTTCAGAGAATCTTATAAACATATCATCTTGAGTGGCTGCAGTTCCAATTGTAGTCTCGGTTCCTAAATGAATTAAGTGACGTGTTGTTGGTGAAATTAAAGTTACTCTTGTAGCTGTTGGATTATTTGTTGTAGAAAATCCTGATGTTGTTGTAGATGCTCTTGTCGTCAGTCTTGCTGTAATATCAGAATTCCATGTAAAAGTTTTACCGTTTGCAATAGTTGCAACTAATACATCACCAAAATTACTTAATGACCAAAGTCCAGGTTCTAATGTAATTGTTCCAGCATCAACTGCATCACCCCATCCTCCCCATTCAGTTGCGTTAGTAACTATTTCACCACTTGAGTGAGCTTGACCATTTGATGTACCAGTAGTTGCAGTTCCAAAAGCACCTCTAGTAATACCTGTTAAAGTGTTTGTACCTTTTCCTGTGTAAGTAATTAATTCATTTTGAACTGCTATAGTTCCTGCTGTTGGAAAACCAGAGTTTGATGTAACATTAATTACAGATCCTGATCCACCAGTACCATTAGTATCTGCGAGCAACGCTCCATTTAAAGTTGTTGTAACAGAACCTTGAACCGTTCCCCCATACTGACCAATACCAAAACCATAACCATAAGATTGTGCGGCGGGACCAACAGGCTCATAAGGAATTATATCACATGCTCCACCAGTGGCGGCACCTGTTGTAGTTTGTGTACCAGTAACAATTGCAATTAAGTTTGATGTAACTCTTGTTACCTGAAATAATTTATCTTCAAAAGCAGAATTAGTTAAACCTATGCCAGCAGGTACTGTTACATTATCTAATAAAATAATGTCCCCTGATTGTAAATTATGTGCTGAAGAAAATGTTAATGAAACTTGTTTAGATGCATCTGTAGCAGACATTGTAACACTTGAAAGAGTAGCTTTAATTGGTGTTACATCATGTAGTTGTCCTTCAAAATATATAAGTAAAAACTTATCTGTTCCAATTGCAACGTATCTATTACCTTCTTTATCTACAAATGCGTGTTGTTTTCTAGCAACACCAACAATAGAATCGTTAAGTAAAGATTGCCATCCTCCTACTTTTTCTGGAAGGCCATATCTAAATCTAA